CTCGAAAAGAAGGAAAGTCGAGCTGGACGGCTTCTTAACTTGTACCAGATGTCGCCTACACGAGTCCTCCACGTCAAGAAAATTCCTCCGCTTGAGGAACAGATGATCAACTTCCCTAATGGAGCGAATGATGACTTGGTTGACGCAGTGGGAAATGCGGTATTGAAGTACTTGAGGCCAGATAAACGGCCAAGGCCCAAGGTAAAGATCCGACAGCCCCGGTAAGGAGGAAAAACAGTGGCACTGGAAGATACTACAAAGGAGCTACGTGAAGCGTACTTCGAGCTAGTACAGTCCCGTCCTGCTTACGAACGCGCTGCGGCGATGTATGAAGGGACGATTGAGGAGGTCTACTCTTCTCACAAGGTCAAGCTTTTGCTTGCCAAGTTCGGTCTTAACGCCATTGAGTCATTCAATTTCGCCCACATCCCTGTTGACGCCGTAGCAAACAAGCTTCGGCTGAATTCCGTTACTGCTGACGATCAGGGTAACGAAGAGGGCGATATTAAGGTAAACAAGGAAGTCAACTCGGTAATCGAAGATCTATTCGACTACAATGAGTTTCAGGAAGAATTGCCGCTACTATTCCGAAATGTCGGTAAGTACGGCGATTATTACATGATGGTTTGGCCTGTTATCGGGAATGAGGATGACGATCCTAGCATTTCCAGGGCTTTTGCTAAAAACCTGCTTATCAATGCTGTTGAAGCTACCGTAACTGGTCAGGTTAACCAGGAAGGCGACCCCGTGGTTGAGGACAACCACGTAGAGGTGCCTGCTGGTAACCGAGCTGTTGTGGCCGGTGACATGATGATGCTTGACCCTCTGACTACCCGAGTTTTCTACGACCCTGAGAACCCGCGTCGAAAAATGTTCGCTATCCGCTCCTGGCAGGAGGGGGATAAGCAGGACATGATTGTGCGCGTAAACCTCTATTACCCAGACCGTATCGAACGTTGGTACCACAAGGGAAAGCCGTCCAACCGTAAGCACTCGAAGGAGAAATGGACTCCGTACGATGCTGACGGGAAGGAAGCAGTGCTATCTAACCCCTTCGGAGAGGTACCTTTCTTCCATTTCCGTACCGAGCGTACATATGGTCGTCCCGACCACATCAACGCGTACGGACCCCAGCTTGCCATCAATAAGCTTGTCGTTTCCCACCTTGCAACGGTGGACTATCAGAGTTTCCCTCAAAGGTACGCACTCACAGACCCCAAGGCTGATGAGTCGGGCTTCCAGGGAGCAGATTCCGATCCCTTCTCTCCAGAGGACGGATTGGGAGACCCAGAGGCAGACGACAACGAAGGGCAGCTAGAGGCTGATCCGGGAGCTGTTTGGCTACTGCAAGGCATCAAAAATGTCGGACAGTTCCAGCCATCGGACCCGGATGCATACCTCAAGCCGTTTGACCGTTATGTCAAGGCTCTGGCACAGGCAACGGATACTCCGTTCCATTACTTCGACCGTACAGGGGAACGTCCTCCGAGTGGGGAGAACATTCGCCAGGTAAACGAAGTACTTCTATCAAAGGCAGAGGCCCGCCAGACCTCTTATGGGTCGGAACTGCGTAAGTCTGTGACCTTTGCATTGAATATGCTCGGCCATGATGTCGAGCGTGTGAATGTCGAATGGGACCCACTGGAAAACGTCACGTCTCTCGTTGAATGGCAGGCCATTCAGGCGAAGCAGGACGCCGGTGTACCACGAGATGTCACTCTTGTCGAGGCTGGATACCGGGCCAATCTCGTACAGGAATGGAAGCGTCAGGAAGAGGCTCAGGCGGAAAAGGAACGTCAGCAGGCTCTTGAAGACGAACAAATGAAGATCGACGCTGCTAAGGAAGCCAAGATCGCAATCACGCAGGAAAACCAGAAGGCTAAGGATGTTTCAACATCTAAGTCATCTAGTTCTGCATCGGCTAGCAAGCCACAGCAAACGCCGAAGTCTACGGCACCCAAAAAGTAAAGGATGATCGGGATTATGATCAGCAACGAGACCCTACTAAACGATTCTGTAATCTCTCTACCTCCCAAAACAATAGTTGGCTACCGTGAGAATGGAATGCCCATCTATAATATTGCCGGGGGTAGTGGTGACGTAACCGTTGAGACATCTTCATCAGATGAGGAAACGGAAGTAGAAGACAGCAACGACGACAGTAACGATTCCGAAGAGGAATCGGATTCCTGGGTACCTCCCACACGTGAGGACTGGGAAAAGCTAATGTCTGCCAAGAGTAAGGCAGATAGTGAGGCTGCTGCTCGTAAACGTTATCTACGTGAGGCAGGGCTCGACCCGAAAACGGGTAAGCCGATTGAAAAGCCGAAGCTCGACATCGACCTTGAGGAAGATGACGAGACTATTGTGCAGGATGAAACTCCAAAGAAGGACCCCGGTTTCTCTAAGGAGAAGTTGGAAAAGCTGTTTGAGCGCAACCTTGAACGTGAGGTAGCGAAGACTGAACAGCGTGTCCGCTCTCAGATCGTCCCACTTATCAGTGCTGTTCCAACGGCACTGGACGATGCGGGTTGGAACGGTAAGAACCTACCCCGCATGCTGAAGCTTCTCGACCTCGACGCTGTACAGGTTGACTCCGATGGAGACATTGAGGGTCTTACCGAACAGGTTGAAGAGTTGAAGAAGGACTTCCCGGAGTTCTTCAAGCGTCAACGCATGAAGGATGTTGCGAAGGAAGTAGCCGACTCCAAAACTGTCGGAGGCGGTAAGAAGAAGGCTCCTGCCTCGGAAGAGGATCAGGACTGGAAAGCTCGCTTGAAGGCACAGCTTTACGGCGAGTAATGGGTTCTATCCCGAGTTTGCCGAGTTAGGCATCTAATTACTACTAATCCGATGAAAGGAATGAGATAATGGCTACTAATCCATCAGTACCAGCTTATCTCGATAACTGGATTCCCATTGAGTGGGACTCTGAGGTTATCATGCGTGTTCTCAAGGCATCTGCCATCGAGGCCCACGCTCAGCGTCACCCGATGAACACCGCTACCAAGCGTATTCTGCGTCAGAGCGGATACCAGGTTACTACTGGTTCAAGCTATACACGTGACGACAGCGATCTAGACTACGTGACCCTCACAGCTCAGCGCTTCATGGGTCAGTCTGTTCTAGACGAGGACGATGTTGCCGACGCCGACATGATCGTTGACACTATCGCACAGCGTGCCGCAGACTGGGCAGTTTCTTATGCCACAGCTCTTGACAACGCTTGCCTTGCGGTTACAGCCAGCACCGTAGCGAATAACGTACCCTTCGTTTCCGTTTACGCTCAGCTAAAGGCCAACGGTTCTGGTGCTGCTAGCGGTTACACCGCTAACGCCAACGTTGTGAACTACAACGGTACCGCTTCTGCTGCATATGATGACCTTTCAGAGACCCTGCGTCTCGTTGAAGAGTCAGACTACTGGGACGCAAACCGCGCTCTCATCATCGCTCACCCCTCATTCCGTGACGTTCTACGTCGCACCAAGGACGACAACGGTACACCGATCTTCGTCCAGGGTCAGGGTGGCGACTCCGGTCAGCCGGACCAGCTCTTTGGCGTAGACATCGCATGGAGCCGTGGTGCGAAGACATCTGCTACGGTTTCTTCTACCCCAACTGGTAACCCACTCCTGTTCTTCGTTGGAGACCGTGGTCTTCTGAAGCTAGGTGTACGTTCCGGTCCCGAGTCACGTCTAGACGTTTCTCGTGCGCACGACACAACCGACGACACTGCGGTTAAGTTCCGTAGTCGTCGTGGTTTCCAGATCGGTCACCCATTCGGATTCTCCGTCCTGGAGAAGACTGCCTAATAGGTGTCCTCTAGTCCTCCCCCTAAGCACTGTCCGCCCTCCCGTGCTTAGGGGGAGTCTTTTAGACAGGTGGTGATTCTAATGGCATGGGCTACTATTGAAGAGGCTCAGCAATACACCGGAATCAGCGTAGGCCAGGATAATATCGAAGCTGCTCAGGGCATCATCGAGATGTTCGCAGACGTGACCGAACTTTCCAACGAGAAGATTTCGACAAAAAACCTACGTCTATTGAAGATGGCAGTAGCATATCAAGCTGCATGGATGAGTGATCATCCAGATCTATTCACTCACGTGGATATTTCCACCATGCTTCAAGACGGTATTCAATTTACTAACGCTCATGCTAACTCTGGGGTTCTTGCCCCCTTGGCTAAGCGAGCAATTGACAGGCTATCATGGCGTCGTAACCGTAGTATTCGTGTAAGGGCTCGTCGTCAATTCGCAGATGAGCAATACCGCCGACTAGGCTACATCGGCAATACTCCGGAACAAGATGACAACGTAATCTGGTATCCGTTCTAATGTACGCACGAGCTACAACTACCGTAACCATCTACCGGGGTTCAACTACCGATGAGTGGGGGGACCCCATGGATGTCAACACCGTGGTAGCCACAGGTGTCAGGGCCTCCTTGGTAGAAAGTAAGATGTACGCAAAAAGTGAAGTGACTACTCAACCTCGTAACATTCGTTTCGCTAAGTTGCGTGCAACCTCTGAACTGGCTAATCTCGTAAACACCGGTCAGATTAGAAATAATGACCGGGTGTTGGATGAGAAGACACAGATCACTTGGCTCATTTTAGATATTGTCCCAATGCAGAACCCGGTAATCGGGCAGGACATACGGATTGACTTGCAGTACGTGGGATAATCCACATACCGTATAATTTCAGTCGTAGGTGGTTGACGAATAGTAACCCGTAAACGGTGAACGTCTTCCCCTCCTTACTCCGTAAAGGAAAGGGACCATACCCAGGTCAAGTATGTCCTTTCCAGCGGTATGGTCCTTTTCTGTATCTGGAGGTGAAATGGCAAGAGTAACATTTGTTCCCGGCTGGGAAAAGAAGCTGGACAACGCAATACAAGATTTTATGCAAGATCTTGCTGATGACGTTCTGGATGATATGAGAAGGCACTGCCCTGTAGATACAGGACGGCTGCTCGCAGACCTAGGCGATGAGGTCCATGGAGGTTACGCCAGGATAGGTGCAGCCACCGTACCTTACGCTATCTATGCAGAAGAGGGCACGCACCCTCACATGATCGAACCTAACTCAGCAGATGCTCTGTACTGGGAAGGGGCTGCCCATCCGGTGAACGAGGTATTCCACCCCGGTTATGAGGGAAGCCACTTTATGAAGCGGGCACTTTATAAGAAGCGTGGTGTCTAATGCCTATTCAACACGCTAATGCCGAACTTGCTGCAAGAGCCTGGTTAAAGACGGTACCAGGTCTCCCGAGTAATCAAATCGGTACTACTCTACCCCAGGACCAGACAAGTTGGGCCTCTACCGGGTACATACAGGTCATTACTTCGGGACCAGGCAGTTCTAGTGCCTATTTCGGATACCGAGCACCAGTGACAACAGCTCATTTCTGGGCCGTAAATCTGAATAGCCAACAGCCTCCATGGGGGAAGTGCTCAGATCTGGCAGAGTCCTTGTGGGCCGAGCTTATCAAGGACGACAACGGGACAGAGAGATTATCTCTCGGAGTAGCAGGAGCGCCAGATATACGGGTGCTTCAGGCATGGCCTGTAGACGAAATCAGAAGACTTCCGTGGGGATTCCCTTCGGGACAGGGGTCGTTCATCGATCCAGGTAACGCAGCACACTACACACTATCATTTCAATTAGCTTGGGCGGAGCTACCAGCGTGACTAAGTACTACGCTTTAGTAGGAGAAGTTTCTGGAGAACTACTGACCTACGGAGGTCTAGTTTTAGTTCATCCAGAGAAGCGGGAATTGGAGTACCTATTCCCGGCTTTACGAGTGGTCGAATTGCCCAAGTTCTATTTGAGCGACGGTATGACCATGCCACTCAAAGATCATCCGGATATGGATTCTGTTGTATTCCCGCTGGACCAGAATATGGACCAGTTCAAGGTACATCGCAAATAATTTCTAATGAGAAAGGTGATTAACAATGTCAGCTAACGTTGTTAACCTTGTGCAGGGTCCCGCTGCTCTGTACATTCACAACTTCAGTGACCCGGTATCGGCTTACGAGCCTGCCGACTCTGCGGTAAACACTGGACCTGCAACTTCCGGCGCTAGCGCCTGGACTGACCTCGGTGGTACAACTGACGGTGCTGAGCTAAGCATCGACCAGGAGTACAAGGAGCTAGAGGTTGACCAGGTTGTTGACATCCCCGGTCGTCGTCTGACTAAGCGTGACATGTCTGTTAAGACAAACCTCGCTGAACCAACTCTGGAAAACCTGGTATTCGCTCTGAACGACGGTGATACCTCAACCGGTGCTGGATTCAAGAACTACACACCTAAGTTTACCGACTCCGCTACACAGCCTACTTACCGCAGCCTTTGCCTTCACGGCTGGGCTCCCGGTGACGGTGGTTCTGGTCAGTCGAAGCGTCGTATGGTTCTTCTACGCAAGGCTCTGT